ACCGACCATCCGATAAGTAATGCGCCTCCCACAATCGGAGCAACTCCCAAAAGCAAATCACCCAAGATTGTAAGAAACTCAATCATCACGCCTCGCTTACCAAAACTACATAGTTCGTTGAGATTGGTATTTGTTCCTTTAGTTTAAATAAATAGACCACAACTCTGCTAGCGCGATGAAAATAAAGTCGGTGATCGATAACAACACCCATTTGCCCTGCCCAGGGTCTTGGTGCGTTTTCCATGACTCTTATCAAGTCACCTTCTTTCAACTTTCTTTCACGATTTTTACGACGTGAGTTTCGGAACCTTCTTCTAATCCTGGGACCACCTTTTTGCGTCCTCTCTGCGCTGCCTCTGCGGCTGTTCTAAGCGTTTTCAACCTAGAGGTAGGGCAGTAGGTCTTTACATTTGGAATGGGCTTTATCCATAGGATAATAGCGTGTTCTTCGCCTCTATGGTCAAAGATCTTCTCGACCAAACCAAGTTTGTCTGATTTAAAACCGCGCATTGTTACTATATCTGCTTTCTGTATCATTTTAACACTCGTGCCATTCTTTAAAAGTGTAGTGGTCAATTATCCGCTGTGTTTCGTCTACAAGACTTTGTGCTTCATCTTGCCAAAGTTTATCTATCTCTGTCCAATCAACTCTGCTCAGGACAACTCCGTTCGGGCTTACTCCCGTTTCCCATAATTTGTGACACCAGCGTGAAATCTCAGGTGCGCCGAGAAAATAAGAAGTCTGTCTGACTGTCTTTTTCATTGAAGGGTTTATTTCAAACCAAAGCGCCATCTTCCAAGTGTCCGTATTTGTGAACTTATCTTCTTTTAAGTCAAGTGGCGGTCGACGTAGAGGGCGCTTGCTTCCAGACATGTGGTTGTTGAACATAAGGCGATTCCCATTTCTAAGGTGCAATACACTTCTCTTTATCGTAAGAGAAGCTGTCCCATTCATTTTTCTTAGGCTCTTTTTTTCCTGCCTTCAAGGCTTGAGCTTGAAATCGAGACAAGTGAAAACTAAGGGTATTTTTTAAGTCCTTGCTATCCATCGTATCGACAATTGTTTGAAGACTTTTTACCTGCTCCAAAAGGTCTTTGATTTTTTCTTTATCGGTCATTTTTTGTCCTGTATTCAAGGTAGTAGTTTCCTTTTGGTCCGAGTTTTGTACAGACCCAGTGCATACTGAACGTGAGCAAAAGCCAAACCGGTACTGTAATATCGATTTCCATTTTTATCTCCCTTGTTATATTAACTATAGGAACGATAAAGCAAGTTTCAAATTTATTTTATAGGATTGACGATTTTTGCTTCCCAGAAAGGCTCATCGTATTCACAAGTAGTGCTGTATTTGCCCGCTACAAGATAGGTAGTGTAGGTGGTTCTATCTCCGTAAGCATTCCTCTTAGGATACACTGCAACGACAACACCGAGGTCTATTCTCTCTTCATCTCCGGGCGGCGAGT